TGAAAGAAGTTGATTTAGCCGAATCAAGTAAAAAACAAATCATATTTGCGACGTTTAGTCAAGCACACGAAGGTCTCGATATACCTTCACTCGATACGGTTATACTTGCGACCCCTAAGTCTGATATTGTACAATCGATTGGACGGATTATGCGTGAAACACACGGTAAAAAGAACAATCCACATATTTACGACATGTTCGATCAATGGTCTATTTGTCACGCCATGTATAATAAACGTCTCAAAGTGTACCGCCAAGGTGGTTTTAAAATACCAAAACAAAAATCCGAAGAACCTACCGATTTCACTAAAGGGAAATGCCTCATTTTACCCTAAAAATAATCACTTGTATTTGTAAGAATGCCGTGTTGTGATACGGGTCGTAATATACAAAAGTATAAAGGAGCCGCAGCATCCACACTCCAGGATGTTACCGATAATGGGAACACAACAACGGGTGATATAATAACAACATCTGGATTTTTTATAGGTGATGGTAGTTTACTTACGGGTATAGCTGGCGCAAGTTCCGCGTTTTCATTTCAAGATACATCCGATCGTGGTAATACAACATCAAATACAATCCAGTTTACAAACACAATTACATCTTTAACTACAAGTGGTAATGTAATAGTCACAGGTAACGTAACTGCGTCTAAATTTTATGGCGACGGTACAACGCTTACGGGTGTTGCTTTAAGTACAGACTTGGCAAGTAACTCAACGAGAATAGGAACTGTGAGTACAGATTTAGCAGATAATTCTACAAGAATAAGTACTGTGAGTACAGACTTGGCAAGTAACTCAACGAGAATAGGAACTGTGAGTACAGATTTAGCAGATAATTCTACAAGAATAAGTACTGTGAGTACAGATTTAGCGAGTAATTCGACGAGAATAGGAACTGTGAGTACAGATTTAGCGAGTAATTCGACGAGAATAGGAACTGTGAGTACGGACTTAGCAGATAATTCTACAAGAATAAGTACTGTGAGTACAGATTTAGCGAGTAATTCGACGAGAATAGGAACTGTGAGTACGGACTTAGCGAGTAATGTGTTACGAATTGGTACTTTGGAATCAGAAGTTCAACCCGTAAATAGAGGTGGGACTAATATAACATCGTATGGCATTGGAGACATGTTATATGCGAGCGCTTCGTCAACTTTGTCAAAACTCACACCTTCGACGACTGGGTATTTTCTACGAACAAATGGTACCGGTAACGCACCTACATGGGAAAATGTTGCCGATATAGGTTCGTCGACACCGGCAAATTTATACACGGATGATTATATAACCGGCGGTCCATGGAGTGGTTTAACTGATGCAAATATTAGAGTTTTAGGAAACGTTTCAAATTTATCGAACCAACTCGTAGCACGTGATGATAAAGGTGATATATTTGTTTCAAATGTAAACGCGATAAAGATATATGGTGATGGTACATCACTCACGGGTGTCGCTTTAGGTACAGACTTGACAGATAATTCTACAAGAATAAATACTGTGAGTACAGATTTAGCAGATAATTCTACAAGAATAAATACTGTGAGTACAGACTTGGCAGATAATTCTACAAGAATAAGTACTGTGAGTACAGACTTGGCAGATAATTCTACAAGAATAAGTACTGTGAGTACAGATTTAGCAGATAATTCTACAAGAATAAGTACTGTGAGTACAGACTTGGCAGATAATTCTACAAGAATAAATACTGTGAGTACAGACTTGGCAGATAATTCTACAAGAATAAATACTGTGAGTACAGACTTGGCGAGTAATTCGACGAGAATCACGAACTTACAAAATTCAACCATAATAAGTAATAGTTCGGGTATAACAGATGCATTTGAAACGGGTGATTTGATATATGCATCTGGTCAGAATACACTTTCAAATTTAAGTATAGGTTCTACTAATGACGTACTTACAGTTTCTGGTGGTATTCCAACGTGGGTTACCCCCAGTGGAGGAGGAGGAGGAGGGGGTTATTGGACACAGAACGGTAGCATTATATACTATAATAGTGGTAATGTTGGTATAAATACTAGTACACCCCAGTATAAATTGGATGTTACGGGTGATATACGCACTACATCAGAAAATGGTTTTAGAGGAAATGGGCATAATATAACTGGTATTAATGTTACAAGTGAAAGAGGTAATACAATTATAAATTTTGGACAACAGTCAAGTCATATACAATCCGCAAACGGGGACCCGGAATAATTTTTAATTTTTTAATTCGTTTATTATATTAGTAAAATGGCTACACAGGAATTAGTTATCCAACTTAATCCAGAACATTATGATAATTTAACAGATGCAAACGCTGTTGGTACAACTAATTTTGGTAAATCTTCGTGTCAAAATAATACGGGTACAGTTTTTGCGGTCGGTTCAGATGATAATGTTGTAATTTATACAAGTAATTCTTACGCAACTAAATACGCAACGTCTATTCCAAATCCAGGAAACTCAAATAGTTTATTTGGATTTAAAATAGCCATGGATTCACCAGGGGATACTATTATAATTGGTGCACCGGGAGATAATAGAGTTTATGTATTTGATGCACAAAATCAAGCTAGAACGTCATGGACTCAGCGTTCATCCGGGTGGAGTGGTAATAGTTATCTAGGAACTAGTAGTTCCGTAAATTATGGTGCAGATGTAGACGTGGCAGGTGATGATGATTCGTTATTTGTTGTTGGTAGACCTGGTGATCATAAAATCGAGTTATGGTCTTGGCCAAATGGGTCTTCGGCAACACTTTTAAAAACTATAACAAAATCATCCAACTTCGGGTTTTCGTGTAAACTTTCGGCAGATGGTCAAGTTGTTATAGCCGGTGGTCCGGGTAATTATTACCCTTCGGGTACAAGTAATGCTTATGGTAATGGTATAGCACACGTATACGTAAAAGATCCTTCAAGCGCGACTACGTGGACAGAAAGAACACTTCCATTCGATTATACGGATTGTCCTACCTATGTAGAATATATTGATATGGCAACTACAACTATAAAAAGTGTTACTGATACTAACGCGTTAGATGGTGGTACTAAAACACACGTTAATCCAGCTTTTGGGTTTAGTGTAGCTATAAACAAAGACGGTACTTTTATAGCAGTTTCTGCACCTAACAGAAAATGTTTTTTTTCAGCTGAGTGGATAAATGGTACATCATCTTATAACTGGTTAACAGGTAAACCAATTACAGGTGATATTGATGAATTTGGCAGTTTTTTATTTATGCAATACGACGGAACGCGTATAGTTACAGGGAACACAAGTGTAGAGGATAAAATGTATTGGAATGCTCAAAATTCTAATTGGGAAAATGTGATGGGTTTTTCGAAGAGTTACTGTGTATTAGATTGGAATGGTATTTATTACACAAATTATAGCGAATCATTCAATCTATACTCGTTCGGTAAAATACCTACATCTATATCAAAAAACGGTGAATTTTGTTTATTTTCTGCAAATTATAATAATGGAAGTTTTATAGGTAATGAGGCTAGAGTAACGGGTAGTAATAGAACCTTATATAGTGGGAATACGGTTTTTTCGTTTACAAGATTCGCACCTACAATAAAAATTTTAGGGACAACGACGATAGGTGGTGATTTAAAAGTACGTTTTTTGAGTGTAGGTGGTGATAAATCATATTTATCAAGTAATACCAATGCGGGTTTCGTTCCCGGATATATAAATTTTGAGAATACTAGAGATGAACATTCTATTTTTAGGTCACAAATCATAAATACATCACAATATACTGGTGATGATAATTTATCCGAACTCTTACTGTTTAAATCTGGACACGTTCGAGGTCTCAATTCCAGAGGTCCTGATAGAATACGTCTTAAATCGCCAAGTATTATTTTAGAAGGTATGACATGTGAAAATCATCCAATGTATACTTCCCCTGATCAAATTGGACAAGTAGCTGAATCATGGTCTAAATTTCTTAAAGAAGCTTCCGCGGTTTATTCTCGTTTGACTTTAACGGGTATAGGTAATGTAGGTATAGGTATACCTGAATATGCAGATCATATCATCAAGGAAAATTGGAATTTAGGGGATACTTCTGACAAGACCTCTCCCATTTTTCATAAACAAAATGAAAATGCAAATGCACAAGCACCACCTCTCATAAACCATAGACTGGTTATAGATGGTACACAGAGTATACAAAACGGTAAACTTTACATAAACAATCCAACATCTTCAAATCTAATTACAGATGGTATGGCGACTTGTTATAATACCATGACGAGTGCTTGTATTCAAAATACAAATACTACAAATATACCTTACGTAATATGTGATAGTAAGAAACGTAACCCCCTTTGGAGTGATGAAGATGGGTATAACAACTATTATGACCGAATGAGATTATACAATACGGTTACATACGATGATGTAAATAAAGGGTTATATTTTGGAACGAGTACATCGTATGCAGCTGGGTGGACCCAAAGTACACGTGATACCATTACAGGGACTGCTACGACCGTTTTATCGGGTGTATATACAATCTCGTATTGGTTTATGTTAAAAGATTATGCACAAAATACATTTGGGTCAAATGGAAAATTAATATTCACTTCTTATCACTATACATCGCTTGGATATGGTCATAAAATTACAGATACAGGATTCAAAGTTCAGTATACAATGGGTACCTCAAACCCTACTTACACAACCGCGGTATCTGACTATACTGTAAATTATACGTTTAATCAAAATGTATGGTACCACGTATGTGTTAAAGTAGATAATACAGCTGGAAATGGCGCCAATGAAGGTACAGCGACTACACAATTATGGATAAACGGTGTATCGCAATCTTTAACCGCAAACGAGACAGATAGAGATATGAACGGGAGATTCCCAGGAATATGTTGGTTTGGGGTAGTTAATCAAGCATCATCTGGTACATATGGACACACTTTAGGTGGTGATGGTATGTATGGTCACCTTATTGGTAATGTTAAAATTTATATCGCACACGATGGTACGGATTACGAGGAAAGGGTAGCTATACCAGACTATAACACTGGTCCTGATTTTTATAACGAAGGACCACCCAATGAAGGAGTATCAATATCAGGTGGTGTGAATATATCAGGTGGTTTACGTGCAAATGGTTCTACAGGCTCGAGTGGACAAGTACTCACATCGAGTGGTGGGGGTGTAATGTCTTGGACAACCGTAAGTGGTGGTGATATTGCCGATTACATTACACATACAGGTAATCCAGATGCAAAGTTTGGGTTTCCAACAACTGATACGTTTACAATTACACTAGCTAATATCGAAAGATTCAGAATTAATTCGAGTGGTGAGGCAATGTTCGGTAGCTCTTCCGGGCAGACCATGGGTACGGGACATAAAATGACCATAGTTAGTGGTTCGACTGGAAGCAGTAGTAGTAGTTACGCAGATTTAGTCATAACAAATCGAAATGAAAACAATAAAGCGAGAATACTTTTAGGTACACCGTATAATCAAGACGCAACTTCTGCTTTTAAAGCAGCTATAATAGCCGAAGGTATTGGTAGTTCTAGTCGTTGTAATTTACACTTTTGTTTGGAAAATTCAACTGATAATGCGGCGAATGCAGATATAACTGACTCTAAAATGGTAATAAAATATGACACAGGGAATGTTGGTATTGGTACAACTACACCAGGTGCTTTTCTAGATGTAAATGGGACGAGTGCAGTTAACTCGTATAGTAGCGCTGTACGACGTTTTTTTAATTATGCTGGTTCAAATTTCACTAGTTCGGTGGGCGGTTGGAGTGGTTTTAGTATACGTGCATCACATTCTATAGGTACGAGTGGATATTTCGTCGCGCATGGTGGTACTTGGCAAGCTTCAGATTCGAGAATAAAAACAAATATAAATGATGTTACCGACGCATCCGCTTTAGAAAAATTACGTCTCTTAGAACCAAAAACGTATACATATATAGATACTAACGAACAAGGTGATACTACAGTTTATGGATTTATTGCACAGGAAGTTTCTAACGTGTTTCCTGAAGCAGTTAAAATTTCTGAAAATGTAATTCCAAATATATACGAACTCTCTAACGTATCTGATTCGAATGTTATAACGTTTACGAACTTCAACACGTCCGATCTATTAACATCTAACGTAACATCTAAAATACATGTTAAAACTATATACGATAAAGTTGAAAGACTTACATTAGACGAGGTTATAGATGCAAAATCAATTCGCGTTAAGGAAGATTTAACAAATATGATTGGTTCGGTAGATGATACCGGAAATGTCGTTTCGGGTAATCAGGTTTTTGTTATGGGACAGGAAGTTGATAATTTTAATATACTAAAGAAAGAATACATATTCACTATAGCGACGGCCGCTTTACAGGAAGTTGATAGACAATTACAAGCTGAAAAAACAAAAGTTGTGACGTTAGAAACACAAGTCGCCGATCTAATAGCACGCGTTACCGCACTCGAAAACAATTAATTTTTTTTACCATGCTGGAAAATGTCAGAATGGTAGAAAGTTTTGTTTACTTACTTTCGTGATGGGAGCGTGTCCATGATTGCTAAGGCGATAACACCCGCAATAAAGAACAAAACAACATAATTACACTCCGTATCTTCTCCTCTACCAGTAGAATTTTTAACTTTCTCCTGGACTGGGACTGATACTTCTCGTGAAGGTCTCGGTCTTTCAATAGGATCTTCGTCTAATGGACAATACCCTATCATATACTATATTTTACAAATTAATTTCGACTGATTTTTTCTTTCGACCACGTTTAGCCTTGGTCTGGGTAACTTTAACTTCACGCAATTCTCCGTCACCCCCTTCAACGTCACCTGGTGTTGGTGCCTCAGCAATATCCGAAATATCGTCGTCGTCATCATCGTCTACGATAATTTGTTCCTGCGCTGGAATACTCGTCGTGTTCATGGGTGGTGTTGGTGGCATCATAATGTTACCCATGAGACTGGAAATATCAAACCCTGGACCTTGCATTTCGTGTTTACCATCACTTGAAGGTTCGGAACCTTGTTGTGATTTTGGTACTGTATTTTGTACCGCGGACATCATATTTTGAACCAACCCTGGATTCTGTTTAATCACATCATTCATGTTTGGCATGACCGATTTGAACATACTATTCGTCAAATGGAACATCATCGCTGACCCACCCAGCATCATAATAAGTTTGATTTCTGGGGCGACGTGCATTTTAGTTCTATACTTGACGTATAACTCCTCAAAAACTTCGTCATAATCGTCAACATTTTCCATAACGTTTTCAGACCACCCTTCAAGTTGGATCTCGAATGGGTTATACTTCTTATTCATAAACTCAAGGCCTGTCGTACACGCGATAAGCATACGTCTCGCAAATTTAACCGATTTGTCTACATCTATACTATATGTTATTCGCTTTACTTCGTTTCTAAGTTCGTCTATAGGGGAATAGGCATTCAAGCGCTTGTTCACAGTAAACCCCTTTTTTTCCAATCGCCCAAGTTTATTAACAAGATCCGCTTTCTCTTCATCAATTGTCTTAAAGCCAGGTGATGGTTTTTCTTCCTCTTCTTCCATCATATATCCACCACCTCCACCATACTCCATTTCGGGTTCGTCGTCGTATTCGTGATAATCAAGAGGTGCCTCTGGTGGAGGTACAGATGGTTGTGCTTGTTTATTTGGGTTCGCAAACGAATCAATATCTTCCTGGAAAATTTGTGGTTGTGGTGCTGTAAATTGTGTTTTCATTTGTGAAATTTGTTTTTTTACAGGCTGACGTCGAGGAATATCAATTTCAATTTCGTTCATCAGGGCCTGTTCACTATCATCAAGTTTCATGACATTCGTATTTTTACGATCAAGAATAATTTCACCGTCCATTACTATTACTCTTTATATTGAAACTATTCTATTCTCTTTAACGCACTTTATAAAAAATGTTGTTTCAATATAAATGAAACTTAACGCCACCAACAGAAACACGATCAAAGCTATCGTCATCATCATCGCAGTATTGTGTGTTCTCGCAATGTTACGTACCAGCGGATACCAGGGTAAAGAGGTCGAAATCGAAACCGTCAATACGGGTTCGCTCTTCGATATCCCATCGACCGAAGAATGTTTGGGTAATGCCTACTACTCCGACAGTAAAGGTGGTGTGTGTGACGGACAAAAACTTGTTCGGGAACAAGCGAGCTATAAGATGAAGTAAAATCTCCAGTATATATAAATGGCTTTAGTGACGAGTCAATCCACTTTACCCGATTTCGAATACGAGTATCATACGATTACCGTTGACACTATAGGTCAAGTAAGTAAAAATACATTTACTGTACATCTTCAGGAAACACTTGAAAATATCGTTCAGGTAAGACTTAACGCTGCACAAATTACAACAACGGGTTCAAATGTATGTTACATATCTATAAACGAACTCAATACAAATTATACACAACGAACATCAAATATTTATGGGTACGAAGGTCAACCATCTTTATCAAAAGTAAATAATTCGTTTGGGAGTTTGATTAGTGGAAATGGTGCAGCTTCGGAGATCATTTTCAAAGACAATTACCCAGTCGTACAACAATATTCGACACCTATACGAAAAATAGATAGATTAACAATTAGTTTATTAAATCAAGACGGTATTACTATATCGGGTACCGACGATAACTTTTTTATTTTTAGATTTATATGTAAACAAAAAAATTTACCATTCCAGGGGGGTAGTAAATAACGCATATTTTTAACCTTTTCTTATTATAAATGTCATCTGGTATTGTTCAACTTATAGCAATTGGTGCTCAAGACGAATACATTATGGGCGAACCAGAAATATCTTTTTTTACGTCAACGTTTAAACGACATTCTAACTTTTCACAATCCGTTGAAAAACAAACTATTCAGGGAGGTGTGAAAGCGAATTCTATGTCATCTATTCGTTTTGATCGAACAGGTGATATGTTAGGGTATACATACCTAACAATTGATAATAATACACAGGCACTCGATATTCAAAGGTGGGACACGCTTATAGACAAAGTTGAGCTTCTCATTGGTGGTCAGGTTATTGATACACAAGATGCCATTTTCACCGAAAAAATAGCAATCGATACGTTTGCAACAAACGTTTCAAAAAGTGCAAATGGTACACACCCAGGTATAAGTGCACGTTCCTATTTCTATCCATTTAGATTCTTCTTTTGTGAGGGTGCACAGTGTGCTTTACCCATAGTCGCTTTACATTACCATAACGTCGAATTACGTATACATTGGGGACCGAATGCAGGTAACTATAATTTCGAGTGTTATTCAAACTATTATTACCTCGATAACGAAGAACGTGGTAACCTTGTTTCGCGTAACCATAATTTAATTATTACACAAGTTCAAAAAAGTATTCCATCAAATGAACTTTCTCAAGAATTGACGTTTAATCATCCAGTCAAGTATCTCGCATCCTCAGATACAACCACCGAAGGAGCATTAACATCAACCACTAATAAAATTAAAATTGAAATAAACGGTTTAGATATAGGTAATTTCAAGTGGGCGAAACCACACTTCATAGACGTTATGAACTATTACCACACAAACTTTGTTACGTCACCCGATTTTTTCTTATATTGTTTTTGCTTATCGACGAGTTCGCTCCAGCCGACAGGAACACTCAATTTTAGTCGATTAGATTCTGCAAAGATAGTCAGTCAAACCATGATAATTAGTGATCCTATATACGCAGTCAACTACAATATACTTCGTATTGAAAATGGTATGGCTGGTCTTATTTACGCAAATTAAAATACATACTTATATTAAATGGTTAAAAACATACCGACCATCGAGCGATCTACCAAAATCCGGTTTGGTAAATACGCTACGGATGACCAGGCTGAAAACACGATCGTGTTCAATGCTTCTAATACTGCTATAGATGCAAGTACCGCGGGAACAATGTACATGTCACCTTTACGTATAGCTGAATTAGCGGGCGCTACTTTCATTGGATACAGCTCATCAACAAAAGAAGTTGTTGATACGGGTGTAGCAACATCCCTTTTAGGGGGTGTTACTTTAGATAGTGCGGCTCTCCAAGGTAATGTTGTTTCAAATTCTATACCACATTTTGCTAATGTGACAACCGCGTTTACAACCGGTCATGGTTCAAACGTTGGTATTTCGAATACTGCACCTACACACATGTTATCAGTCGGTGATAAGATTTTCATGTCCAATACAGGTGGAGAAGCCATAAAAGTTGAAGGTAATATACGCGCCCAACGATTTTTTGGTGGTACGGCTGTTGCAATTAGTGATAGTGCAACGAACAAAATTCAGGTTTCGGGTAAAATAAAAACGTCGTCAATTGAGACCACTGATCATATAGCAGTAAGTAATAACCAAACCATAACGAAACTCGTATCTGTGGGATCACATACATTCATTAACACACCATCAGTGTCTGAAAGTGCTATAACAACGTCTGGTAACGTAACCGCCGCATTTTATAAGGGGGATGCAGGGTTATTGTCAAATGTAATCCATACTGGAACACTCCCAATATCAAAAGGTGGGACGGGTCAAACAACTGCTGTAGCGGCAGCTTCTGCACTTGGTCTCGGGACTGAGGATTCTCCATCATTTATTACCGTGAATGCAAATGTTATCGGTAATAATGTAGATGTGATTACTTTGAATGGTAACGTCGTTGGTAATAATGTAGACGTGATTACACTTTATGGCAATGTCATTGCAGATAATGTATACGTAACAAATAATATAGAAACAACGTCCGGGTTCTTTAAAGGTAACGGTGGTATTCTCTCGAACGTCACTCTTCAACAAGTTACGGATGCGGGTAATACGACATCAAATACGGTTCAGTTTACGAACGCACACACGGCGTTTACGACCGATCTTACGTCTAATGTAGGTGTTAAACTCAACCAATTAGCAAATGTAACACTGGAAACCGATATAACTTTAGCAAATGAACAAATACTCGTTTACGATGGATCAAACTGGACGAACCAAAATTTAAATCATACATTTTTACGTGTTAAAGCTGAAGAAGTTATTCAAAAAGGTAACGTCGTATATGTAACTTCTTCAACGGGTAATGACACGTTAAATATTAGAAAAGCAAGTGCTACTAATAGTTCAACCATGCCTGCTATAGGCGTAGCTTATCAAGACTTAGCCGATGAGGGTGAAGGTTTAATTGTTTCATTTGGGCGTGCAGATAGTATGGTACTCGACGGGTTTGATGAAGGTGAAACTGTATATGTAAGTAATATTGGTTTTGGTTTGGTTTCAAATGTTAAACCACTTGCATCAACCGATCTCATACAAAATGTTGGTATAGTTATTAAGCCACATAAATCTTCCGGTGTTATTTCCGTCACGGGTGTTGGTCGTTCGAACGATATTCCAAATGCACAAGTTGTCACTGATCAACCCTCTTACGTTTACGTGAACAGTTCGGGTAATGAACTCAAAAAGATAGACCCTACAATTCTAAATGCAAATAACCAAACTTTGGATATGGTTACGTCGTGGAGTAACTCTACTACAAACACTATCGCATCAACAAACACAACAACCGGTTTCATATCATCGGGTAACGTTCACGTTGGAAGTAATATTTTTGTTTCCGGTATAAAAGATCCTTCGGATTCCGGTCTTAGTTACATACCCATGATTGAAAAGGGGACGGGTAAACTTATTCGTTCACCCGCATACGTAGATAATGACGATACATACATTATAAACGCAGCAAATGCTGAGTTTACGGGTAACTTATCGTTTACCGGTAACACATACGTTTTCGAGTCAAATACGGTAATTATTAACGATCGTATCTTAGGTATTGCGAATAACAATACATCGCATACACTCGATGTTGGTATAATCATGGAACACCCGGGACACAACATTGCATTTATACACCACGGCGCACCAGTTGAAGGTGACCCACACGAACACGAAATGGTACTTGGATATACACAAAACACGGTATCGGATAATCATGTTCTTGATGACGCAAATATCATAACGTTCCGTGTTCTTGGTAATATTATCGTACAAAACAACTTAACACTCACGTCCGGTGATTTAACGGCTATTACTGTAAACAGTAACGTCGTAGGGGATAATGTAAGTGTAATTACTTTGAATGGTAACGTTGTTGGTAATAATGTAGATGTGATTACTTTGAATGGTAATGTCTCGGGGGATAATGTAAGTGTAATTACTTTGAATGGTAACGTTGTTGGTAATAATGTAGATGTGATTACTTTGAATGGTAATGTCTCGGGGGATAATGTAAGTGCGATTACACTTTATGGTAATGTCTCGGGGGATAATGTAAGTGTGATTACTTTGAATGGTAATGTTGTTGGTAATAATGTAGATGTGATTACTTTAAATGGTAACGTTATCGGTAATAATGTAGATGTGATTACCTTGAATGGTAACGTTATTGGTAATAATGTAGACGTGATTACTTTGAATGGTAATGTTATTGGTAATAATGTAGACGTGATTACTTTGAATGGTAATGTCATTTCCGATAATATAGTCACAACAACCATAGAACTAGGTCACGCTTCGGATACAACATTGGCTCGTTCGGGTGCAGGTGTTGTAACGATTGCAGGTTCAGAAGTACGAACGGGAACAGTTGCAATTGCAGACGGGGGTACAGGTCAAACAACTGCTGTAGCGGCAGCTTCTGCACTCGGTCTCGGGACTGAGGATTCTCCATCATTTGTTACCGTGAATGCAAATGTTAATGCAGGTAATGTAACTTCAGGTAGTATAAAACTTACGGATCCAGGAATAGTAGGAACATTCAGTACAGATACAATAACAATAAATGCAGAAAACAGGACATATGGTACTGCACCACTTGTAGTTGCTACAGGTGATATAGATAGTCTTGTCCTCATTAATTTAATAGATGGAGCTCAAGTTGTTGTACCCATTCTTGCAAGTGGAGGAGACCGAGTAATTTCCAAAGATCTTACAAATGTAAACTTTACTGTCATAACAGAAGATGTTTCCATCACACAAGATAAACATGGTCTCATGACTTTATCAAATATCGCAGGAAATGTTTATATGAACACCGTTGCATTTTCATAAGTTTAAAAAATAAAACCTTAGTATAATATAAAAATATGTCTGGAGGTATTGCTCAACTCGTTGCCGTGGGTGCTCAAGATGCTCATCTCGTCGGCCAGCCTGAAGTTTCATTTTTCAGGTCCAACTATAAACGTCACACAAATTTCGCCCAAACTGTCGAGAGACAGGTTATCCAGGGCAACCCATTCGCGGGTGGTATGTCGACCGTCAGGTTTGAAAGAAAAGGCGACATGGTCGGGTATGTCTATATCGCCCCAAATGATGGTACTAAAGCAGTTACATTTTCACCAGCCGATTGGGTCAACGCGATTTCCAAAGTTGAACTTCTCATTGGTGGACAAGTCATTGACGAACAGACATCTACATTCTCTCAATACATTGCGCCATCTATATTAGCACAAAACTTAACTAAATCTACTTCTGGATTTGGGGAAGTAGCTGAAAGTAAGTTTTACCCACTCAGGTTTTCGTTTTG